GAAAAAGACCCAAGAATTAGTGCTAAATATATCATTAACGCTTTAGAATCGGAAAAATACAGAATTAGAGTCGTAAAAAGATAGAAAAAGCGGTATAAATAAAAACAGGAAACTTTTTGTGTTAAATAGTGGCTTCAAGGACATTCAAAGATATCAATTTATCCTTCAAACGTCATCCTGTGACGAACGATGTGCTTACGATTAGTGATGAAGATGCGATTAAGAGGTCTGTAAAAAACATAATTTTCACAATTCTTGGTGAAAAACCATTTCAACCTAATTTTGGTTCAATAATTAACGATTCTTTGTTTGAATTAAACACTACTTTAAATGAAGTTCGTGTTTCAGACGAAATTAAGCAATCTTTACTTAATTACGAACAAAGAATTGACAATGTTGTTGTAACAACATCAATTTATCCAGATTCAAACGAATTAAATTGCACTGTGCAGTATGATATTGTTGGTATTCCAGCTCCAACACAAGAAGTAGACGTTCTCCTATTCCCAGCTAGAGTATAATGGCTTTCGGTCAATACACAAATTTAGATTTTGATCAAATTAAGACTTCCATCAGAGATTATCTGAGGGCAAACACTAATTTTACTGATTATGACTTTGAAGGGTCTAACCTCTCAATAATTATTGACGCATTAGCATATAATACATACACAACTGCATATAATACCAATATGGCGGCGAATGAGTGTTTTCTCGATTCCGCTACACTTCGAGAAAATGTAGTTTCGCTTGCTAGAAACATTGGATACGTTCCAAGATCTCGTAGATCAGCAAGAGCGAGGATATCTTTTACTGTAAGTGGTCTAACAGAGACTTCAACACTTACTTTAAACGCTGGTATTGTTTGTAATGGTGCTGGATCAAATACAAACTACATATTTTGCATTCCAGAGGATATTACAGTTCCTGTAGTCAATGGAGTTGGCCAATTTAACAATATTGAAATTTATGAAGGTAATTTTATATCACAAAACTTTACTGTAGACACTTCTTTGTTTAATCAGAGATATATTCTTGATAATTCCTTTATTGACACCTCAACAATTAAAGTTAAGGTCAAACCATCATCAACTTCCACATCTTCTGTCACTTATAAACAAATTGATAATATTATTGGTATTACATCAACCTCTTCATCGTATCTTTTACAAGAAATTGAGGATGAAAGATATGAATTAATCTTTGGTGACAACGTAATTGGTAAAAAATTGTCAAATGGTAATGTTGTAACAACCTCTTATATTGTAACTGATGGTAGAGATGGAAATGGCGCTTCAGAATTTAGTTTTGTTGGAAATATTACAAATCAAGATGGCGGAGCAATAAATTCTGGTCTTATAGGTCTTGTTTCAACAGATGAAAAGTCGAGAGATGGTGATGATATTGAATCAATATCTTCAATCAAGTATTTTGCACCAAGAATTTACTCTTCCCAGTATCGTGCAGTTACGGCATCAGATTATGAATCAGTTTTGGGTTATATTTATCCAAACGTTGAATCGGTAACTGCTTATGGTGGTGAGGAAATGAATCCACCTCGTTTTGGTAAGGTTTTTATATCAGTCAAACCTCGAAATGGTGATTTTCTTTCTGATCAGACAAAAAGAGAGTTAGTTCAAAAATTAAAGAGTTATGCAGTAGCTGGCATTGTACCAGAATTCATAGATTTAAAATATTTGTATGTTGAGATACAAACAAGTCCATATTATAATCCAAGTTTGAATGATAATCCAGAAAATCTTAAAACTGGTGTTTCAAATGCTTTAACTCAATATTCAAAATCAATTGATGTTAATAAATTTGGTGGTAGATTCAAATATAGTAAAGCAGTGTCATTAATTGATAGTATTGACTCATCAATTACATCTAACATCACTCTTGTAACAATTAGACGTAATCTAAAAGCAGTTTTAGGTCAATTTGCTCAGTATGAAGTTTGTTATGGTAATATGTTTCACACTCAAGAAACATCATACAATGTTGTATCGACTGGATTTACTATTGAAGGTGTAGTTGGAACTGTTTATCTCGCAGATGAGGTAATCAACCGTGATAAAGGTAGAATATTTTTCTTCACATATACAGAGGGTGGAACTCCTAATATCGTGAAGAAAAATGCTGGGACAGTAGATTATATGCATGGAGAAATTCTTATAGATACTGTAAACATACTTTCAACAGTGATTGCAAATGGTGTGATTGAAATTCAAGCAATTCCACACTCAAACGACATTGTTGGTCTTAGAGATTTATATGTTAAGTTCGATATGACGAATACAACAATTAATATGATTCCAGATTTAATTTCATCAGGTGAAAACACCTCTGGATCAAGATTTGTTCACACTCATAGTTACTATACTCCAACTTTCACAAGAAAATCAAATTCTCCAGTTTCAACAGCTGCTGCGATTCTTCCGTCTACAGCCACTTCAACTGCAACCACTACATCAAGTAGTGGCACAATTACACCCACGAGTGCGTCAACAACAACTTCAAGTTCTTCTACTTCTACCTCTTCGGGTGGCGGCGGATCTAGTTATGGTGGCGGATATTAATGATAGATACCTCAATACAAAGAGTTGAAATCAGTCAGGTAATTGAAAATCAGTTACCTGAGTTTGTGCAGTCTGAAAGTCCACTTTTTGTGGATTTTATGAAACAATATTATATCTCTCAAGAATATCAAGGGGGATCAATCAATATTGCTGAGAATCTTGACAGATATACTAAGTTACAAACATATGTTGGTGCTGCACTCACAGAATATACTGGATTATCCACGGACACGCAATCATATTCCTCTACAATCTTTGTAGATTCAACACATGGTTATCCAAAAAAGTATGGACTCTTAAAAATTGATGATGAGATTATCACATATACAGGAATCGGTACAACTTCATTTACTGGATGTGTTCGTGGTTTCAGTGGTGTTGATAACATGGATCAACCTACAAGACCTGATTTACTATCTTTTAATACAACCGTAGGTGCATCTCACACTGGTGGCAGTAAAGTTCACAATCTGTCAAATCTATTCATTCGTGAATTTTTCAGTAAACTTAAAACAACCTTTGCAAGTGGATTTGAAAATCGTAAGTTAAGTAGTGATATTGATCAAGTTAAATTTATTCGTCAAGTTAAAGATTTTTATCGTACAAAAGGCACAGAGGAATCATATAAAATTTTATTCAGAGCTTTATACGGTCAAGAGGTTGATATTATTAAACCCTCTGATTTTTTAATTAAACCCTCTGATGCTGATTATGGTTTTGCACAAGATTTTGTAGTTAAACCGATTACTGGTGATCCTCGTAATTTAAAAGGATCCACACTCTTTCAAGACTCTGATGAAGATGATGCTAATATTCGTGGTGCTTCTGGTGCGATATCAGATGTAAAAGACTTTTTATACGGAGGAGAACATTATTATCAGATAAGTGTATCAAAAGATTCAATTGATGGAAATTTTATAATTCCAGGCAGAACTCGTATTACAAATCCAGTATCAATTGGTGAAACTACGATCACAGTTGATACTACCGTCGGATTCCCTACAAGTGGCTCCTTATCCATACCCACAGCAATTACTGCTGGAATTGTTACATACACAGGTAAAACTGCAAACCAATTTGTAGGTTTACCAACAGCTGTTGATGCTTTAAGTATTGGTGATGATATTAGATTTAATAATGTTGCATATGGATACTCCTTTGCAAATAATACTAAAAAAATTGAGGTCTTAATTACTGGAGTTCTTAAAGATTTTCCAATTCCAGAAACAACTTTTTACTTTAACAAAGGTGATAGAGTTAAGGTTGGATCATTTGGTATTAATAAAAGTTCTGAGGATGCTAACTTTGGATCATATGTCTATAATACATCTGTAAAATTTACACCAAAAACAGTTGTAAGACAATCAAGTAGTAGTTTTAGTATTGTTACTCGTTCTGCTCATGGATTCTTAGAGGAGGATGCGATAGAAGTTTTAGATGGTCAATCAACTTTAATCGGAGTTGGTCGTGTTCTAAGCACCATTGATAGCTCAACATTTATATTAGGTGATCTGCCTGGCGTCGGTGAATTTAATATTGCATTTATAAGAAGAAGATTAAAGAAGGGAAATAGTTCTCTTCATACCAACATCAACAAATATACAACTGATATTCAGAATGTATATGATCATGATAGTGATAATGCAGATGCATTACCTCCACACCCTCACGCCTACGTTGCCTCGCCGTCTTTACCGAGTTTAGGTAACGAACCTATCGTTGCACCAGATCGTTCTGTAACGTGGACTGGCGCCACTGGCGGTGACGTAATACAGTTAATACAGGTTACAGAGGGTGCTGCTGATCATGGATTCTATTCTGGAGAAGTTGTAACATATAATGTCATCAGTGGTTTCTTGGGTCAGTTAATTGATGGAAAGAATTATTATATAAGTCGTGTAAGTTCAAATAACATTCGTCTTGCAAATTCTTTACCTGATCTTGTAAACGGTGATTTTGTAGATGCAACAGGAAGTGGAACGTTCAAAATTTCTGTTCCCGACCTTGCAAATAAAAAACTCGAACATCAAAAATTATTGAAGAGATTTTCTTTAAATCCAGTATTTGATGGGGCGCAGCGTGAGACAACGCCAGGCACGACTGGCATGNTGGTAAATGGTACTGAGATATCAAACTATAAGTCAGGTGATGTTATATTTTTTGGTGGTGTTGAAACAATTGATGTTTTAGAGGGTGGATCACAATATGACGTAATCACAC